AAGCAGAGGAGGTGTAAATATGAACAAGGGATCTCGCGCAACAGCGCCAATGTCAAAGCCAGTTGAAGGCAAGAAGGACACATCTAAGCCAGCAGGTGGCAAGGTAGTTCCATCAATGATGCCAGCAGGCCGTCGTGGCAACGCAGTAAAAAAGGGATAATAACTTTTTAATGAGAGGTGTACTGGGCGATGAAAGATGATAAATACATTCCTCGTCCAGTACGCTTACTCGATCTTGTCGTTGTAGGCGTAGGCTTTATACACAACATAGCTTCATCTATTGAAACCTTAACAGGTGAACTAATGGAGTTAGCAATTTATCAATCAAATCATCTTACTCAAACCAATAGGGCTTGGGAAGATATGACAGCAGATTTAGAGAAATTACAGGAGGACAAATGACAACTGCACCAATGAACCCAAAGGCAGGCGTATCAGGTCCAGGCAAGTACGCAGTTCGTACTGATAAGTTAGAAATGGGTTCCACTTCATACGGCGAAGGCGTTGAGACACAGGCTATTAAGTCTGGCGCTCCGCTAGCCAAGACTGCAGATACTCGCCCAACTCCAACAGGGCAACCAGTAACGTCACTTTATGCACCAACTGAACGACCAGATGAACCAGTAACTGCTGGTATCAATCCAGGATCAGGTGCAGGTTCAGATTCTTTAATGATGAATCAGCCACCTGATTACACAAATTTTAACTCTAATATCCAATCTTATACTCCAGTGCTTTCTTATGTTGCTTCTTTGGAAAACACATCTCCTGAAACACGTAGAGCTATTAGACAACTAATGGACTCATTATAGTATGCAAAAGATATGGAACCGAATTGGTGATGTAGCTTCAACTACTGCTAAAAATGCGTTTAAGTTTGGTGGAGAAGTAGTAGGAGCAGGTGCTGGAGTTGCACGCTTTGCGTGGGATGTAGGTACTGCTCCTTGGAATGACCAGGCTCAGTACAATGGTTTTATTCAACCATTCAAAACCGCTGCTTCAAAGCAGGGTGGCGATATTGTAAAGCCATTTGCATCTGCAGGCGGAGCAATTATGAAGGTGCCTGGTGTTGCACCAGCTCTTGAGCGCATTAACTATATTAACCGTGAGTACATTCGTGAGCCATTAACCACTGTTGCCTTAGTTAATGGAGATATTACATCAGGTCGTGAGCCAGTTACAGGTTTTTTTGATCCTAACGTATGGCGCAAGGCAGCTAAAGGTGCTGAAGATATTTCATTTGGTCAAGCAACTGTTGCTTTTTATAGAAACGTTTACGACCCAAAGTTTAATGTTTATGATCCAAAGCAACGCGAGCAAGCATTTAAGAATAGTGGTTGGGGTAAAGGCCTAACAGGTACTGTTGATGTATTTGCCCAGGTATTTGGAGATGTAACTCTTGCTGCTGGTAAGGGTATTAAAGTATTAAAGGCATCCGATGTTGGTGTTGGTAAACTAGCAACAGCAGATGATGTAGCAAAAGCAGCAGAAGATATTACAAAAGCACAATACGGTGAAGTAAACCGTATGACCAAACCACTAGCTGACTTTACTGCCAACGATTCTACCTATGCTCTTAGCCACCCAATGGTTAGGTCCTCATCTAACCCAGGACTTCTTGCACATTTACTAGGTGACTCTGTAGATATTGACGAAACAGCGCTTATCTTGCGCTCTGCTATGTCAGATCCTGTAGCAATGGACGAACTGCGTCAATCTCGTCGCTATATTACTGATGCACTAGAGACTGCTCGTGGAGATTTATCATCTGTTGATGAGTGGAAATTGTTTTCTGCACCAGACGGAACTGGAATGATTCCATTTCTTAATGATAACCCAGCAGTTGTAGATGATGCTCTTGCTAACTACGCATCTCTTGCAGAAAACGACAAGTACTTTGCAAAGCTAATGGAAATTGGCGAGGGTGGAGGCGCTCTTACACGCACAACTGGTAGAGGTCTACAAGGAATAGAAGATCTTGTAGCTCAAGGTCGTGCTGCTAGGTTCTATGACAGAGTTGCTGGCAATCCTCGTGTAGAGATATTCCAACCAACACTGTTTCACCGTTTATACCAAAAGGTTTCTTGGGGTCTGAAAGAAAGACCTGCAGGTTTAATTGACTTTAACGATGCTGATTCTTACAGAGAAGTAATTGCAACAATAAATGTTATTGGTCCAGATGCTTCAAGAACAATAGTACCAAGACCAAGGCCATTACGTGGTCTTGAACTTTTTACTGAACAAGAATCTAAAGGTCTATTAGATAACTATATTGGTGCTCGCACTCCTGAAGAGCGTATGGTTGCAGCAATGACTCTTGAGAGCGCAGCATTTCGTCGATTAACAGAAAAATATGGCATTGATGAAGAACTTGCTACCAAGATTTACAATAACTATAAAGGTGCTAGAACCTCTGCCCTAAAGTCTATTCAAGACAAAGGCTTTATGGTTGATGTAGATGGGTCAATCATCAAGGTCCCACAATTAGAATCTCAGACAGCAGACTTCTTGCCTATGATGGATTTTAAGTTAATGGATAACCTTCTCAAGCGCAATAGTTCTGAACTTCGTGGTCTTGCTGGCAATGCAAATGATATTGTCCTAAATGCTGCAGACATATTACAAGATGCTTTCAAGGCAGGAGCATTGCTTCGCCTTGGATATACAATCCGTAACGGTATTGATTCTCAGCTCCGTATTGCTGCATCTGTTGGTTCTATTGCCACATTGCGCCATTTAGGTCCTGGAATTAAAAACCTTATTAACAATACTATTCCTGTTCCTGCACGACTTGTTGATACTTACCGTGCAGTAGATTCTGGTAGAAATATCAAACAGATTCAACAGGATGCTGTAAAAGTAATCAATGAACTTAAAGGATTAAGAAGCAAGATTGGTTCAGTAGAAGCAAGACTATCTTTAGATCCAGAAGATCTTGATGCGGTCGGCGAACTCAATACATTAAGACTTTTAGAAGAAGAAAAGTTGGCTGTGTATAACCATTACACAGATGTTCTTAATCGTAAAGGTGTTGCTGATCCAAAGGCAAGAATTGGTAGTGGCTCATATAAAGTAACTACATCAGATGGTCAAGTCTATGATTTAGATGATGCCTTTGGTGGACCACTGGGTGATATGTTCCGCAAGATTGCATCTTCTGGTAATTCATTTGAACGATTGGTAGATAGCAACGCTCAGGCTTTTGTTAAGCGACTATCATCAAAGGGTATCGGTGTTGTTCGACCAACAGATCCTGCATACTTTGAACAATGGGCGCAAACATTACGTCAACAATTTGGCAACTCTGCGGTAGTTACTAAGATTGCTGCAGGCGAATCTCTTGACGATGTTGCTAAATGGCTACGCAATTCACCAGAAGGTCGTGACCTTCGTAAGCGCCTTGCAATTAGATCAGATGACTCACAAGAGTATGTTGAAAGAATCAATGGATTCCTAGACCAGTATTTACCTCTTGAATCTGGACTTCGTGGCAAGATTAAAGATGTCACTGCAGCTGATTTGCGTTCTGCTTTTAATGACCCAGAAGACTTACCACTTATTCACGGTCACGTTCTTGAAGAGACGATACTTAATAGGTCTGCAGTTCGAGCAGATAAGTTAATTAACGCTGCATTTAAGTTAATTGGAACATTGCCTGAAGATGCTTGGGCAAGAAATCCTCTTTACATTGAACTATATCGACGTGAAGCACGTCGCCGTCTTGAAATTATGACAGGACAAAACGTCGAACGCCTTACAGCAAATCAACAAGCTGAACTTATGGCGCAGTCTCACAAAGTTGCTTTGCGTGAGATGAAGGGCATCTTGTTTAATATTGAACGTCGTAGCAATCTTGCTACAGCTTTCAAATTTATAAGTCCATTCTTTTCTGCACAAGAAAACTCTTACAAGACTTGGCTTAAGTTAGCAGCAGCTAACCCTGCAATTGTTAATCGTGGTTACCTAGTATGGAACTCACCTAACCAAGCAGGTCTTGTTACAGACCAGGAAGGTAACCCAGTCCCAGCAGGTCAAACTACTGGTAACGATATTATCTGGGTAGGACTTCCAAAGGGAGTTACAAAGATTCCTTTTGTTGGTAAGGGTTTAGAACCTTTTGTTAAGCCAGATGCAAAGCCTGGAGATGACACAATTTTCGGTGGCGGTATGGGTATCCCAAAGGGTTCACTAGATATCTTGTTCCAGGGTGGATTGGATATGCTCTATATGAAGGGTAACCCAAATGTATTTAGCGATATCTTCCCAGTAGGACCTTATGTTGCAATTCCTGCATCAGAGATTGTAAAGCGTCAGCCTTCATTGGAAGAGTCTTTCAAGTGGGCATTACCATTTGGTCCTTCTAAGGATGCACTAGCCGGTCTTACTCCTGCGTGGTTCCAAAGACTTCGTACTAGACTGGCAGGCCAAGAAGACCCAGCATTTGCTCGCTCTTATCAACTCATTTGGAATACAGAGCAACAGCGTGCAAAGCGTAATGGTAGAGATCCAGTACCTGCATCTAAAATTCTAAAAATGACTCAGGATTACTGGAAGATGCGCCAATATGCTAACTTAATTATGCCATTTGCTCCACGTTTTGATACTCCTTACAAATACTATATGGATAAGTCTCGTGAGTACCGCCGTCTATATGGACTCGAAGCAGATGCTAAGTTCTTAGATGACTACCCAGAGTTTTTCTCATTCTCTGCAAGCCTTTCTTCTAACCCAACTAACGTGCAGTCTTCTGTACAAGCAGTTGAAAACATCAAGAAGTATGATGGTTTAGTATCAGATCTAGTAAAGGTTGAACCTCGCCTTGTCGGTCTTATTACTAATAACTTTGCAGGCTATGAGTTTTCCCAAGCAGCTTATGAGTACCTGTACAGAAAGCGTGTGTCGCCAGACTCACCAGAGAAGTTTCTTACATCTCAATCACCAGCCGAAGCACAAAAGCGCAATGAAGCTGAAAAGGGATGGATTCAATACAACCGACTTATGGATGTCATTGACAACGATCTTCAGGACCGTGGATTAAGTTCAACACAGCAAAAGGGTGCAGAAGACATAGCATTTCTTAAAGCTGAAGAGATAAGAAAACTTGCTGTAAAAACAGATGCTAACGGAAACCCTGTTATCAATCCAACAACTGGTCAAGTTGAACAAACCGCTTGGTATGATGACTACCTAGATTCAGATGGATCTAAAACAAACCGAGTAATTCTTGGGCTTGGTACAATTCTTTCGGATAAAAAGTTTATTGCAGCTAACAAGAATAACCCAACTTGGAAGTCAGTATCTGCTTATTTAGATCTACGCAAGTTTATTGCTGCAGACCTTTCAAGCCGTAAGGTAAAGTCAATCAATGCTAAAGCAAATGTTGATTTGCGATTCATCTATGATGACACTGTTAACAAACTCAAGCAAGATGATAAGTTAGGTTTTGCCTATATTTATGACCGCTTCTTATCACAGGACCTTGTGTACGATAAGTATTTAACACCAAAGGAGAGTGACTAATGCCTTTATCAGAAACGATGAAAGAGTATTATAGAAAGCAAGGAAAGACTGAGGCTGAAATTGCTGCTATTGAAGCCGCTCTTCCTGGTGCAGATGACGATGAAACAGATAAGCCAGTAAAGCCAAAAATAACTGAAACTAGATATCCGTCTATATCAAGCCCTACTCAGGCTACGCAACTTATTAACAAGGTATTCCAAGATGTATTAAAGCGTCCTGCTACTGCTGCAGAAATGAAGAAGTGGAAGCCACTTCTCAAAGATGCACAAAAGAAGAACGCATCAAGCCAGAAATATACTGTCAAAGGTACTATTGGAACTCAAGCCACCACAGGTGGATTAGATGCCGATACTTGGTTATTACTCCAACTTCAACAAGATCCAGAGTACAAGGCAGAACTTGATAAGGTTAAGTTTACTGATCCTTACTTATTTACTCGTCAATCAGATAAGAAGTTATATCAAGATGCCATTGCTGCAGCAGGTAACGATGTTGCCAAGTTAGCAGAAGTAGAAGCAACTACAACTTATGGACGAGGACTTAAAGACCTTAAGGATGCTATTGAAACAGCACGCCTTGCAGCTGGTGCAGAACTTACAGATGCTGAAGTTACTGCCCTAGCACAAGAAGCATATGACAAGGGCCTTGATAGAGAGCGTAATTCTTTTAACGCTTTCCTTGATAGCAAGTTTAAGTTTAGCGCTGAGGGTGCCAAGGGTAAAGCAGGCGAGCAACTATCAGAGCTGCAGAAAGTAGCAGCGGCTAATGGCCTAGATCTACAGAAGGCTTTTGGTACACAACTGCCTACTTGGTTTGCATCTATTAACAAGGGTGAGTCTATTGATACTTACAAGAAGATTATCCGTGATGTAGCCAAGATTGGTATGCCACAGAACATTGCATCTTTGCTTGATAATGGTGTTGACCTAGATGCTATCTATTCACCATACAAAAATGTTATGGCATCTGTCCTAGAGATTAACCCAGAGTCAATTACTCTTAGTGACCCAGTACTGCGTAGTGCAATTACTGGTGAGAAAGAACTTCCAATCTATGAATTCCAGCGTCAACTCCGTAAGGACTCTCGCTGGCAGTATACTAATCAGGCTAAAGAAGAAGTGTCTGATGTCGCACTTAAAGTCCTTCGTGACTTTGGATTCCAGGGGTAAAGATGGCACGCGATCCACAAAGTGGTTCATTCAACTCTAAAGTTGTAGATGAACAAACTAAAGCAGCTGGGCTTCGTGCTGCAGCAGCGGCTATTCCAGGAGCAAGGGCTGCTATTGCTAAAACTCCAGGCGAACTTGCAATTGAAAGAATAAATGCACAGATTGCTAAGAATCAAGCAAGTGTTGCAAGTTTAGAAAAAAGTGCTACAGAACTTGGTGCATTAAATCCTGCTGTTATGACAAAGGCAGCTGGAGAAAGCAATGCACAATTTTTAGCACGTAAACAAGCAGCAGAAGCATTAGCCCGTCAAAACGCTATGGCAGAAAACCCTCTTCTTAATAAAGCGGTAAAGCCAACTGATGCTCCTGCTGGAAAGTATTATGCTTGGATCGGTGGAACTAATACAGGTCAGTGGCAACTTTATGATATCCCAGGATATGGCACCCGTCCCGCAACTACTGGCTTGGGTGGCGGCTTTGATTATGGTTCTGGCGGAGACGATGATGGTGGTGGAGAAACATACACAGCACCAGATGGAAAAATCTTCACAGACCTTAACGCTTACAACGCATACATTGCAGACTTAGAACAACAAAGAAAGACTAAGGCAGGACAGTCTGCTTACGATCTACTATTTGAACAGTTCAACCAATATGGTATGGGCGCTCTAGTAGAACCACTTAAGCAGTTTATTCAGCAGGGTCTATCTTCATCAGAGTTTACTCTTCGCTTGCGCGATACAGATGCCTATAAGAAGCGCTTTGCTGCTAACGCATCACGCATCGCTAAGGGTCTATCTGCTCTTAATGAGGCTGAGTACATTGGTCTTGAGGACCAGTACCAGAATATTATGCGCGAGTATGGACTACCTGCTTCTTACTATGCACGTGGTGAGATGGGTCGTCAAGAAGGATTTGAGAAGTTTCTTGCTAATGATGTATCTGCAGCAGAACTAGAAGACAGAGTTATGACAGCACAGTCTCGTGTTATAAATGCTAACCCAGAAGTACTTGCTTCACTTAAGCAGTTCTATCCAGGTATTAGCAATGGAGACATCCTTGCCTACACATTAGATCCTGAGAAGGCACTTACAGATATTAAGCGCAAGGTAACTGCTGCTGAAATCGGTGGCGCTGCTATGCAAGCAGGACTCAAGACTGGTATGGCACGTGCTGAAGAACTTGGCGCTGCTGGTGTTACCAAGCAACAAGCACAACAAGGTTTCCAGACAGTTGCAGAGATTGCTCCACGTGGTGGACAACTAGCAGAAATTTACAAGCAGGATCCATACACACAGACAACAGCAGAGGCTGAAGTCTTTGGAGTTGCAGGTTCTACAGAGGCTGCAAGACAGCGCAAGAAGTTAACATCACTAGAAACTGCCGCATTTAGTGGCAGTGCCGGTGCGGGTGCAATAGCACGAGACAGAGCCGGAGTACTATAACAAGCCTGCCACTAGAGTAGCTGGACTAGTGGAGCGACAATCAAAACCAGTAGCTAGAGCCATACCGTTTCCCCAAACGAATATGAGGCTAGTGCCAACAACTAATAGGGAGAAGGACCACTATGTCCAATTACGACTACGAGGATGACGACGACATCACACAAGATGATTCGTCTAACGACCTAGTAAAGCAACTACGCAAGGCATCAAAGCAAAAAGATAAAGAACTAGCAGAACTTCGTTCTCAGTTTGAGTCTTTAACTAAAGGCCAGCGTGAAAGAGCAATCAAGGATGCCCTCGCAGCTCGCGGGGTAAACGGCAAAATTGCTGCATTTATCCCACAGGATATAGACCCAACTGAAGAGTCTGTATCTAAATGGCTTGAAGACTATGCCGATGTATTTGGTATTGAAGCAAGTCAGCCCCAGGCAACACCTAACGTAAATCCAAACGATGCTGCAGCATATAAGCGTATGACTAACTCCGCAGACTCTGGTGTTTCACCAGAACACAACGGAGATATTATGCAAAGACTAATGAACGCTAACAGCAAAGAAGAATTGGATGAAGTTATCAGATTGTCTGGACTCTAATCCGATCCTAACAAAGAAAGGCTAGACCACAAATGGCTATCCCAACAGGTACCCCCACCACCACGTCTAGCATCAGCGCACTCGTAACTGCAGCATACGACCAGTATGTAAGAATGGCACTTCGTTCCATTCCAGTTATGCGTTCACTAGCTGATGTTAAGCCAGTGCAACAGGCAATGCCAGGATCATCAGTTGTTTTCTCAATCTATTCAGATTTGGCACAAGCTACATCTACATTGAGCGAAGCATCAGATGTTTCAAGCATTGCACTAGGTAACCCATCACAGGTTACAGTAACATTGAACGAATACGGTTCAGCAGTTACAACAACAAAGAAGTTAAACCTAACTTCATTCAACGACGTTGATTCAGCTCTTGCTGACATCATCGCGTACAACGCAGCAGATTCTATTGACAACGTAGTAGGTCAGGTCCTCTCAGCAGGAACTAACGCACTATATGCAAATGGTCCATCAGGAACTGCTCCAACATCTTCAGCGACAATTCTCCCAGGAGATACAATGTCAGTTGCAGATATCCGCAACGCAGTAGTGTCACTACGCACAAACAAGGCATTGCCTCGTATGGGCGAACTATACGCTGCATAC